CTCCCCTTAGTCGATATCCTGAAACCACAAATGTCCCATTTTGAGACAAGAGTCCACTATTAAAGACAGTGGACTCTGGGGCCACGGATGCCCCCTCCCCCCCAGGGTCAGCGCGGGGCATCTAGCGCGCGCAAGAGCCGATGTGGTTCACAAAAGCAGCGTGCGCGCTTGCTGGATACGTCTCATCAGAGCAACAAGTTGCTCAGCCGAGCCGCATCGCCGATGAACACCAAGAGGGATGACCTACGCATAATCACCCCCCCCTAGCCGAAAATGACAGCCAGGCAGCGAATGGATGGGGCTAACGAGAAATTGCGCATGCGCAAAAGTTTCTCATGCGAAACTCGGGGCCCATGACCAACCTTGAGACACTACCCCGCAAGCGGGGGCCCCTTCTCAAGGTTGTTCCTGGAATACGTGGTGGCGCTAGTTCAGGGGAAGCGCAGCGAGTGCCATCGTTGCCGAACTTTCTTGCTGGGGCTTGTTGCCCTGACAGTACAGAAAATGCTCCCGTTCATCATATACCAAGCGCAGCAGACAAGGCCCAAGGGAATAGACCTGATAACCGGCCATCATTAAGTCGCTCAGTTTCATTGAGAAGGAATAGGCATTGTTGCCCTTGGCCTCCAGGTAGTACTCGAACTGGGCATGAAACTTACCAGTATTGTCCTTATAGGATGTATCTGCCCAGCCGGTGATGGTGATATCAAACTTGGAAAATGGGGCTTCCTGAACGCTTTTAGCAGGGGTGGTCGGCATGACGGGTGCCGCCGCCTTCACTTCTGGGTCAGAAGGCGCTGGTGATGCTGCTGCCTGCTCTACCGGCACAGATACCGGCGCTGGGTCATCACTGCCCAGCATATTGAACAGGGACTTTACGCTCATTGGGACACCGATGAAGATGAGGATCACCGCCAACCACAACCACCATCTTTTCCACAGCGGCACAATGTCGGAGGCTTTGGCCTCCTGAACACTGCCTTCTGTTTGGGTATGGGACTTGTAGAACGGGAAGAACGTCTTGTCGTACCGGCGAACAGATTCAGAGAGGCAGGTTGCGCGAGCCCCAGCCCCATCGAGCACTTTGCGGGTGTAGGTTTTATCAGAGCCCGCAGCGGCGTGTTTGCTGACCAAGAACTGGATCTCGATCATGTCACGCAGATCCTTGTGCACCTTCCCCAGGGACTGGGTCATGAACAGAATGTCGTGGCCGTAATGACGGTGCATGGAGAAGTATTCCAGGCAGTTGATGAGGTCATCGCTCGCCTTCTTGTTACGCCCAGCTCGGGGGTATTGGAAGTGACATTCATCAATGACAAACAGCGGGCCTTGCCCCTGCTCGTTCCGCCACTCCTCTTGGGTGAAGTGCTCGGGGTCAGAGAAGGCCTTGATAGCGCCGTGCTCACGACTAAAGCCATCCTGACGAACCTCAACGAGATCCCTCACCTCCTCGCCAAACACGGCGATCAGATGATCCATCATCAACGGCAGGTTGGTGACCACACGACGGCCTTCCTTGATGGCTGGGATCACGTGAAATGCGACTGCTTCATACGATTTGCCAGAGCCGGGACGGCCAACAATGATGTTTAGTGCCATGTTGCCTCCTTATGAACCGAGTCTGGTGAAGGGGATCAACTGGAGGATCAGGCGAACGCCAATCGCCGTCACAATGATGGCTGAGGCATCATTCACCCCCGCGATGGCCATGATGTTTTGCACATCAGCGGGGAGCATGGAGAAGTATTGAATGATGTTCATGGCCCCGAGCATGGATCCAAGGCCGGAGATAGCCAGGTGAACAATCGACAAGATCGCTTCAAAGAGGAAGCAGGCCAAATCCTTGAGCATGTCAAAGAGCGAGAGCAGCAGTGAATAGAGCAGGTTCAGGAAGTCATTCCAGCGGTGAGCAAACCAATCAAGCATGAGAGCACCTCATTTTTCGCATGAGAAAATCAAGCAGCGCGGACTTAGCCGCCGAACACTAAACGCCTGGCCAACAAGCCGGCGCAGAAGATGACGAAAGCACGAATGGCTATCCAGACATTCGGCGGCACGGTCAGTTGATGGCAGCCGAAGTCAGCGAACCCCATGTCAAAACAGATTGTCCAGGTAGGGTATTCCCCTCCCCCTGACAGCTGTAGGCGGAAGCCATTAAGCCAGTCAAAAAGCGCGGTGTGTTGCAGCTCTTGCGTGAATCCGCTCCATACGCCTGCCATCCCAGCGGGATAACGAGACTTCCACCAAGAGGTTCCCTGCGCGGTATCGGGCAGGGTTTGTGCGGGGACGCTGGTTGTGAAGGTGTCGGAAAGCAGCCGGTTAGTTTCATCAATCCGCGTTTCTACGCCATGAAGGTCAACGGCGTTGGTCGTAGCCAATAGCTCATTGGTGCGGTCGAGACGAGATTCCAGGCCGCCAAGGTTGGAGACGGTAACAGAGCTGGGTATGCTGCCAGTGCCAGTGCCAGTGCCAGAGCCTGTGCCGGTTCCCGAGCCAGTCCCAGAACCAGTTCCTGACCCCGTACCCGTCCCAGAGCCTGATCCAGTATTGCCACCTTCACCTGGAACGGTTGGTTTCGGGCCGGTGATAACAGGGCGAATTACACCGCCTGCAATTGCGCCAGTATCTGGGTCTGTAGTTGGTTTGCCGGTGATAACGGAATTAATGGCATCACCATATATTGGGTCAGTGACGGGAGGCAGTGGCTTACCCGATGGTAATACAACGGGAGGTGTCCCAATAATATCGAAGTCTGGGCGGTTATCAGGCTTAACCGGAATGACAACTGAGTTATCTACCAGGTGAGGCTTGGGAAGGCGGGTGCCTGGATTTTTCATGTCCTGCAAATAGTGATCAGGGATAGTACCATCAACGCTGACACCATCGAGAACACTCGCTACAGACTCTTCCAAAACCTCTTCCTTATTAGTTGACTCAACTTTAAGCAAAGCAGTTTGGTAATCATATGAAACGGCAGAAGTTACAACGGATGATTTAACCATTGTGTCATTTCTGTATTCATTAACGACAATGTCAACATCATAGGCATAGCGGTAGTTCGTACCTGAAACACCAAAGAAAACCTTAGATAAGGGATTGGCCTCACAGCGGTTAAAAAAGCGAACAATAGTATTGTTCGGCGGGATCACATCCTCACGGTAGAACTTACATGTCGGATTGGTATCCAAATACTGTGAAGTGCGGATTGAAAGGACGCTGTTGGCTTCCTCAGTGATATAAGAAACACAGGTGGCCATATCTAAGGCTTTGTCACCTTGCTTGTAATAAGGGTCATCACTTTTGTTTCTGGAGGGATCAGGAAGGCCTGTAAATCTGTCAGGGGGAATACAGCTAGAAACTGGGGTTGAATCGGCGTAGGGGGAGTAACTGAACTCCTTCATAAGGTCACAATCAAGAAATCCTGAAGAAGAAAAGTCACAACGTTTGACGTTATCAAGGCTATCACCATTGAGAGTTATCCCGTAACGCTTGAGCTGGAAAGAAAGCATACCGTAGGGATCGATCTTCAAATCCTCCTTTGCGAAGTTCTTAAGCAACGGCGGAGTCGATATTGCAACAGCAGTAACAGCAGCAGCGCCAGCGGCGTACTGGACGGCCAAGCGAGTAGCCAGGGTTCTGCCCGTCCAGATTGCGGCCTGTTCGGCCATAGCCATCACCACGGGGGCAAATGCGGGTAAGAACGCGCGCGCTTGGTTGACAGGCAGCCAGGCGGTGAGAAAACACAATGAGTAAACAAGGAGTCTGCGCCACATATGGTGCTCCAAGAAATTTAGCGGCTAAATTTTTCGCATGAGAAAATGGCGTTGTAATATGTTGTACGTTGTAAAACGCTACAACATATTACAGCTGGGTTGCTAGGTTAAGGTTTCGCATGCGAAACGTTCAGTTAGAAAAGGGGGCTTATGCCCCCTTCATTCCCATAACGAATGCCATTCCTGATAGTCCCCCTATCGTAATAATTGACGACATGAAGACGATATAGGCAAAGGATGCCGTCATTAGGCTTTGCTGACCAAGCGCTTGGCCAAGGAGATACCTTTAACTGCCAACGCGATACCGACAATAGTAACCCCTGCGCTAGCGACAAAAGTAACAACGCTACCGAAGTTAACAGCAGCAAACATTTGATCCAGTGCAGACTCTCCCTCAGCAAAAACGGGGGAAGAAGCGATAGCGATAATAGCGGGAATTACCTTTTTGAACAGAGACATGAATACCTCACATAATGTTGATGATTTTTTTCGCTACACCGATAGCGAAGCCAGGAAACCAACCGAGAACAACAACTGCGCCAAACGCCCATGAAAACATAATGGCGATATCTGACGGCGCTATATCAACGGTGGATTGTTTATATTCCTCTATGGTTTGGATGACCATAGAGGAACATTCTTTGACAGGGATGTCTGTCTGATACAGAAACCCCTGTTCATTAACTGCGATGCAATAAGCCATTTTTGCCTATGGTGTTATTCCCATGAGCGATAAAGAGTCTTCATTACCTTTTTTAATTCTTGTTCAGTGTTAATAACTGTATTGCCGACATATACCAAGTCACTATCAACGTAGTGAAATATGATGCCTGGTATTGAGCTGGTTAGGTAATGCCGTCCATCGCTTGAATTAGCCTGTAGAACGGGAGTTGTCCCCTCCTCCCACTTGACGTTCTTTTTAAGAAATTTGAGGGTCATCGATCACACCTTGTTTTTCTCATGCGAAATTGAAGTGACTTCACGAAGCGCTGCATCATTGCTCATGTGGTAGGTCACGTTCGCCCCTTTTTGTCCTGACCAAGCTTCAAGCCAAACCGGTACTTCAATGATCTTGTCGATCATGCTGTTGGCCTGCAGCGGGATGCCTGCTTGGGCAAGTGCGCTGGGAACTCGGATCACGATTTGTTCTTCTTGGAAGCCGCCAAAGCCATTAGAACGGCTCACTGCAATGCCAATTTCGTGGCGAGTGACAGGGCCGTTGCGCCCTTGGGTATTTTGCTGACGGGCACCGAGCATACGGCCACGGATGAGAACACCTTGATGCATAAATGAAACTCCTTAACTGACAGCCCTGAGCCGGTGCCCAGGTGATGATGGATAAGAACGAGGCGGCATTGCCCCTGCTATTGGTTCGATGAGGGTGCGGGTTACTTTGGGTAAACCGGACGGATCTCGCTCAATCGTGACGACCTCTGTGGGTTGTGCTGCTGCGGCCATGCGGTCTAACGTGCTGACGGGTTCGACATACCAATCGGGGTGCTGCTGGCCAAAGTCGATGTTGATCACCTGGATCAGCGGTACCACATTAGAGGCTTCGCCAGAGAGGTTTTGTAATTGCGCCTTGGTGAGGCCTACAGCCATCAGGTCGGCCAAATGACGGCGAAATGTCTCTCTGCTCATGCTGCGATAAACCGTTTCATACCCTTCATTGAGTAGCCGGCGATAAAAGCCATGAACCCTTTGGGCCTTGGCATAGCTGGTGTTCCCCTTCGGGGTGATGCGCTGATAACTGGTGTAGAGCGCGTTGCGGATCTCGTCGTCGGTGTAGACCTTCATGGGCTGTTCCCCCAGGGCATCAAACAGTTCTTTAAATGCGGCTTTCCATAGATCGGCAATCAAACAGCGGCCGTCTTGTTCGTAGTCTTTTTGGTACTGGATGGCGTCAAACAATCTGAACGGGACACCATGCTTGGTCAGCGCTCGCTGTTTCAGGCGGGCTTCAAAGCGAACGCAAAGGCTCGCATAGAGCTGCAATGCTGGGGTTTTCATGACCTCAACACAGCGGCGAAGTGATTCGTTTTTCGGCTGTTTTTGAAGACGCTTCGTGTATTCGGCAAGTTGCCGCTGGAACTCTGGGCCCTTCAAATAGGCTTTCAAGGAACGATGGCGGCTGCCGGTGTTCCACTCGGCAGTGGTTTCATGATCACGGTTCATTCTGCTCTGCTTGGTCTGTCCGGAACGGATGTTCTTGAGTGCAGAAATGACCTGTTTCCCCTGCTCTTCGGTATTCACCCGGGCGGAGAACGTTACATCGATCCATTCAAGTGTTGTGTTTGGGATGTCCAGCATTTCAAACAGTTCAGGGCAGGCACATGCCAGTGTTGCCAACAGTTCGGTCGAGCAAAGCTCGATGCTCGTTGGGCCGAAAACGTTGTGGCCCTGCAGCAGTTTTGCCGGAGAAGCTTTGAGTTCTACCCCTGGAAGGCGGTTGCTGCCCCCTTGATGGATCTTCATTGCAAGGCTACCGAAATGGCTTGGCAGTGACTCGAAGGGATGGGACAGGCCGGAAACGGTCAAATCCCCATCAATTTCATACTCAACGGCCATTGCGGAGAGCTTTAGCCTCCCCTGCTTCGCGACCTGCTCCAGATCGATATAGACCCCTGAGCGATGATCGGCCGTTGGAGATACCAACTGCCATTCGCTTTTGAAGGGTAAATCGAGCTTGAGGAGGTCTATCACGAGAAACCTTGGCAATACCAATATAGACACTAAAGGGTGTCACATATGTTACGTGAGAGCCTGTGCTAGAATCAAGGTAAATGACACTAGAAAGTGTCAAATAAGATCCTTTGGCGAGAATGAAAAAAACAGGAGGGTAGAATGACTGGTGTACCCACCCAGCAACATGATGAAGAGACTATGACCGACCTACAAAGGGCTGAGCGCATCAAAACGGCCATAACAACCCACTCTACATATGAACGCATTGAGGAGATGACTGGGGTCAACATAACGACACTCAAACGTATCGCATCTGGCAAAAGGGACGTTTACGCGAGTGAGTTGGAGAAGATCGCGGAAGCAACCCAAGAGTCACCCGTCTATCTCATGTTTGGCGAAGACAAGGACATGGTGAAAAAAGGGAAGCTCATGTTCGATGGCCGGAGAAACAAGGTTGCAGAAGCGGCCATGTTCAGCCTCTACAACATCAGAACGCTGAAGGATGATGAGATAATCGTCATTGCGAAACTGATTGCTGGTCTCCAGGCGATGAGAGTGAGTGAGCGGTTTTTCCTTAAAGATTTAGAGAAGCTCAGAGATCTCAAAGATAGCGAAGGCGATGAGTAGTCATCACCACCAAGGGGGCTTTTATAGCCCCCTTTTCTTTTTTAAAAGGCGGGAAATTTATTATTAATTGGCTGCCGATTTTTTAATAAAAAATCTAATTAAAACAAATATTTCGGGTGTTTACATCGTGTCATCTCTGTGTATTATGAGACCTGCGAGGAACCTGTATGCATATACAGCTCGCTTGTTTTAATTACTTAAAGGAAATGTATTATGAGTACAAAATCAGATGACACGATTGGTATGGCGTTGGTGGTATGCGGCGGGCTGGTGATCTTGGCGACATGGTGGGTTATGTCCACATTTGAAGTGCCATGGTCGGTAGCCTTGGAAACGTTGTATCGAATGGTCATATGGGCGCTATTGATGATCGGTGCGTTCTACCTTCAGGCACAAGATTACCCAGGGAGGATACAAGACAGCTGGCCCATTTTCCTGGGTACCTCAGTGATCGTCTTCTCCCCGATCTTAAAGCACTGGGCAGGGGGACGATTTGGCGACCCGCTGTTTATTGAGCCAGCTTGGTACGGAAAGGATGGCTGGCAAATACTGATGACCGTGGGGGTAATTGCGCTGGGGTATGCGTTGAGGTGGTGGTGGGACAATAAATGATGGGAAGGGCCGCTGCGGCCCTTTTTGCTATATGTTGATGGTCACTGCGCATAAATGCGGATTATGTTACGGGCGCTCCGGCGTTGGGACGATGCCAGCAAGCTGTCCCACGTCCCTGCCTAGTCGCGTCCCCCTGCCCCTTCGGGATTATCGCAGGGGGAAATCCCTCAACATAATGCCGCGGCCACATTATGCGCAATGACGGATGCAGGAGGACAGAATGAAGAAACCTGAGCAATGGAGCCGTTTTGATGCGGCTGACGGCTTGGCCACAGAGGCCGACATGGTTGCCTATCTGCAGGCTGCTCTTGAAGATGGCGATCCGGCGCTGCTGACTGCAGCGTTTGATGATGTGGAGCGTGCTCGTGCCAAACTGCGTGGTCAGCCGCACTACACGCTGGAAGAACTGTTGGCTCAGTGTGATCCCAATGCAGGTACATTTGATGAGCTTGATAGGATTTTGAATTCAGGGTCAGAGATTTGATCTTTTATTCTCGTATGCCGTTCAACTTGTCCATGGGAATGTATTGTGCGATAAAAATGAGGCCTCTCATGAGGCTGCGCTAATCAACTATAGAGGATCCTTGAATGGCAAAGAAGCCTGCACCTAAGTACCGTGACGCAGAAACAGGACAGTATGTTCCAAAGAAATATGCAGATAAGCACCCCAGTACAACGGTGAAAGAAACTGATAAACCGAAGAAAAAGTAGATGAGAGCTACTTGTAATTAATGCCGATAATCCCATTTATCGGCATCATTGTGAGAGATAACAAGCCTTTATTCAGCCGGTTCTGCGGCACAACTCCTTCATCAGTCCAGCACATGACGATGAGCCTTCACGAATGCCGGTCTCGGCCAGCTTAAGAAGATCTTCACCCAAGTCAGCAAGACCGGCCATCCGGTTCCCCTGCTGTTTGGCAATGTAGAGTTCAGCCAACTTGGCCAAGTGATCCGCCAAAGCCCCCTCACCCACAACATCTTCTCGCTCAACCAGAAAGTCAGGCGGTGCCTTTTCCTGGTCGAAGTAGTCATCCCAATGATCAGACATACCCCCTCCCCTTAGTCGATATCCTGAAACCACAAATGTCCCATTTTGAGACAAGAGTCCACTATTAAAGACAGTGGACTCTGGGGCCACGGATGCCCCCTCCCCCCCAGGGTCAGCGCGGGGCATCTAG